TAAGTAATCGTAAACGCTGTCATCGGCCTCTCTGAGCGTGACATTGCAAAGCAGGTATATCGCCCCGCTTTGGTTCTCTGGGGCCATTGAAAACTCGATGACCCTGAAGGCTTTGGTTGGTCTGGTAATAGTAATCGTGCCACTGCCCGCACCAGTAAGGTCAATCTGGTTGCCGTCAATAGCCCTCTGGAATGTGGTCGCCAGTTGGATTGTTGTGTCGGTTACCTTAATAACCCGGTAGATTGTGCTTGCCGAGAGACCAGTTGGTAGCGTCCCGGTTGATGCAACCTCTACCTTGTCACCAAGCCTGAATGAGGTCGAAGCGGACATCGTGATTGTGTCCGTGGCTGTATCTACACTGCTCACCGTCTCGGTCGTCTCTGTAAAGCCGAACCGCTCATTCTTGAGGTAAATGACATCGCCAATTTTCATCTTCATGGCGGTCAGTTTCATCCTCGCTTGGACAATCATCTCCTGACGGTTGTCGAGCAACTGTATCTTAGCGACCCTCTGCGCCATTGATGGAGAGATGATGAACTCAAGCGGGAGGTCTCTCTCAAACCGCTCGCCGTCAATCCCAATAAGCGCAGTGCTTTCAACCGCCGGGTAATCTGCGGCTTGCCAGTTGGCTTGCGGGTCGGAAATGATACCTTTGACCACATTGAACCTATCACGGCGGCTTGTCTTTGGAACAACCTGCAAACCAGAGATTAGGTCATCTTCGTCATAAGTCTGGGTCGGTGTTGGGTAACTTGCGGGGATTAGGTAGAACTTGCCGCCTGTATGCGAAAGCGTAGCGGCCTGACAGGTCAGCAAAGAGCCAATCATAGACTTAGGCTGTGCGTCCGTGTCGAATGTGCCGTTGAAACAGAACCGAGGCTCGCCGTCTCTCGTAACGGTAAGAACCCCGGAGCCTGTAGACCCAAGAGCGATGACCGCACCTGCGCGAGCGTTTGCTAGGCTTGTCGCAAAGCCAATCCGTGAAGAGCCATGCGCCACAGCGTAGTAATCCACCCCTGCGGAAAGACCGCTTGGAAGCGTTCCGGTGGTTGATACCTGCACTCGGTCACCGCTTCTAAACGCAAAGTTGGTTGGTGACTGCATCCAGATGAACCCCGTGCCTGTGTTTACAGGGTTGCCAAGGCTTGTTCCGTTGCAGTTTGTTTGAGCGATTGTTGAAGTAAGGTCTACAATTTCATCAGCAAGGTTGGCCCCCGCAATGAATGAATCCATGTCAATTTCTGAATCAGGGACCCCAAGCCCGTAATCTGAACTCTGCAAATAGTCCAAAAGGCAAAGCGCGGCATTGTCCGTCCATGTGGTCGAGCCTGAACGGGGGTCATAAATTTTCTTGCCCTTAATGATTACCCGAACATTTGGCACTCCATTGGGCCAGTAATCCGGGTTGAACACCGCCTGAAAATAGAAATAAGCCACACCACGGGCCACGCCATTCGAATCCCAAACCGCCGAACACTCGGATAGCAGGTTTGATTGGGCTGTCTGCGTGTCAGTCCCTCTAAACTGTTGCGTGTAGAACGAACCACGGCTGTTTCCGTAATTATTCTCAAACCCTTTGCCGGGGTGAACATTGCTTGCATATTGCCCGCTCACCTCGAAATCTGTGCCTGAATAAGAATCAACCGCTATGTCCTCAATGTAAGTCTCTTCGAAACTGTTGATTTCATGGCCTGCAACGGCGCAACACACATGAAGCGTGTTATCGTTGTTGGTCGTGTGCATAAAGAACACCGGGCCTGCCACCTTCACCGAACCATAAACAACCCGCGTATGCGTGATTGCTTGGCGAATCATCTGCCCTCGGCCCTGAATAGCCCCACCAAGACTTTGTGCGTTCTTGGCGGCATCCATCGCCTTCTTGCTCGAATAGTAAGACAAACCCGCAACTGCCGCGCCAATAGCGATTGCGCCCGCCATTGTGACCGTCACACCTAGGATGACCGCTCCATACGCCGCACTGCCCGCTAATGCGCCCGCGACAACGGCGGCTGTCACTGGGTCAGCGAGAGCAACTCCGGGGAGGAGGATGCCTAGAGCGGCGGTTATCCACTTCAAATAAGCCATGCACACTTGCCCATTCTTGTTGGTAGAGTAATCAGACCATCTTCACTCATAGCCTTCATCCGATAGCCGCTATTGTCAATCACTGCGACCAACTGAGTATCATCCGCCTCCACAAGAACGACATCTCCACGGTGTCCATACGGGGCATCTTTCGGCTCGCCAAGGAACGCCGTGACAATTTCCCCCAAGGTGTCCGCCTTGATGACCTTGCCGTCTTTCGTCTTGATACCTTTTTTGAGGTTTTGGTATGCGCTTTTCTTGCTATCCCATTGGCTCACAATGTCGTCCATTGGCCCTTTTTGACCAATCCTCATTGCGGCAATGCAAGCGTTAGCGAAAGACACACAGTCACTTTCGCCCCACTTAAAGGGGCGGTTTTGCCAGATTTGAATTTCTCGGTCTAGCCATACTGACCAATCATGCCTGCGTCTCATCTCTATTTCCCAAAATTAACGCCCCAGTTGATTTGCTTTTCTTGCAATGCACCAACATAGCGAAATGCGTTATCGTATGAGAACCGAGACCTCTGGTCCTCGTCTGTGTATCTCCGCGCCCTTGGTCTCTCAAAGTCGAGCATCCTGTTTTCGACATTGATTGAAATGGTCGCGGCTTCGGATTGTTGGTTGACCGTCATGGTGTCAACAACCCCTGAGAAAACTTTATAGGGGGAAGAGATTACAGCGTGTGTGTCATCCAGTGCGCCAAGGTAAACACTGCAAGCGTTGCCTTGGTATTCGCTATCCAATGCGGCGGCAATCAAGTCGCTCGGTATGCCAGACAAGGAAAGCGTAATCCCCGTGGCCTTGTTCTCCGTGCTTTCTGGTATTTCTGATACAGAGCCGAATGTGCCAAGGCCGAGGTAGGTGTTGCCGTCAATCGTAATGTCGCCATAACCGCCCCAGAACCGAGAAACCCCGGTCTCAAAGTCGATGTCCACTGCGAGGAAGGGGCGAAGGGAACTCCCATCAACCTGCGCCTCTAGGTTTGCTGAGAGGTCGCGGGCCATTAGATTGCCTCCTTGCAGGCGAATGTAATGCCATATTTGGATACGCTGTCAGCATCCCACCCAAGTTCATTCGTCTCCATGCGGAACACACCAACCGGGTTCGTGTAAACCACGCTATCTCCGGCGGTCGCCGCAACCTTGATTGCAGGCTCAATGTTCACATCCACATCACCTGAACCATCAGATGTCCCGGCATCATCAACAATCATGTGTAGTTTTGCTGTCGCCCCAGAGCCTATCTGTATGTAGTCCCCGGCCTTAAACAGCCCTGCGGTGGACGCTGAAGCCGTTGTGAGGGTGATTGTGTAGTCACCAATGGAAATGTTCGCTCCAAGCGTCACAGAGCCGCTTATGGAGCCTCTAGGGGCCTTTGCATCAGGGTCCCCAAGTGTGAAGGTCCCCCTGCGCCCGTGTAGTTTGAGCATAAACGCCGCCCACTCTGCGGCCTGCGGCCTCTTCATCGGCGGTAGCGCAAGAGTAGCCGACCAAAGAGCGTAATCGTATTCGTGGGTCTGTTGCGCCCCGGTAAATGGTGATTCGCCAACTGCGACCTTGCGAACTAGTTTCCAGTTCGCATCAGTGAAGCCCGGTGCTGATGGTAAGGTAAGTGGATAAGTTGGAGCCGCCATGATTAACCCCCAAATGCGGCAGAGAATGAGCCGCCTCTACGCTTGGCCTCTGCAACTGCCGAAACCGTGTCTTGTCTAATTTGTGGCATAAGCCCAAGCAGTTCTGCCCGGACTGTATCGGATACCCCTGTGCCAATCTGCAAGGTTTGTTGAACGACCACGGGACGACCTCCGCCAAGGAGGTTTTTGGTGTCGTGGTTGTTTTTGATTGTCCCTGCACTGCCGGGAATGAAGAGTTCTGGGCCGCGCTCACCCACCAACATCGGACCACCGCCTGCGGTTTGCCCGCCATTGGCAAAGGTTGGGATACGCACTCGACCGCCTCCTGCGGCTGTGTCTACAGTTCCGCCTCCTCCTGCCGCCGCACCTGCGCCGGGGAGGATTGAGTTCAAAATGGAACGAATGATATAAACGCGGATGAACTCTGCAATGAGTTCCTTGACAAAGTTCTTGGCAAAATTGAGGAACTGGTCCATACCTCCTTGCCCTTCGAACAGCGCATCCGTGATGCCTTCTGCAATGGACTTTTCAATCTCCTCCATTGCGTTTTTCCACTTGTCCTTGGTCTCATTGATTTGGTCCAGTTGGGCCTGATAGTCGGCTTGCGCTTGGATGAGTTCTTCCATCTCCGCTCTCTGGGCCTCGCTCAACCCGCCAAGTTCGCGCTCAACCTCTGCTAACTTTAACTCTGCCTCTGTCCTACCTTTGATTTGCTCAATGAGTTGCTCGGTCTCAAAGCGCATATCCGCAATGCGCTCTGTGATTGTTTCCTGCCTACTGGCCTCTGCTTCTGCTCGCTTTGTAGCGTCATCTTGCAGTTTATTCATCCAATCAACCTGTGACTGCAAGTCAGCATTGGCGGCGATGAGTTCACGAACCCGGTCAATCTGCGCTTGGTCTGCTCCGGCAAGGATTAGGCTCGCTTCAGCCTGCGCCAGTTCTGCCTCGGTCGCACCTCGCACCGCAAACAACAACAACTGTTGCTGTTGCTCAAGTTCTGCGATTTGTGCGGTTGCGTTTTCCTTGACCCGCTCTAACGCCTCTTCTGCTTCGCGTTGCTCATCCAACGCCGCCCTTAACGCATGGTTAGCGGCTATCTGCCCTTGCATTACGGAAACTACCGCTTGGCTTGCATCACGATGCTCATATGCGGCTTCGGCTTGGGCAATCTCTGCCTCTGTTGCCCCACCCAGAGCGATTCCTAAAATTCGCGCTTCTTGCGCTAGAGACTCTACTGTTTCGTTTGCCCTTTGGTTCGCTGTTTCTAGTTTTTTGGTGGCTTCTGCTCGCGCATCTAATCGCGCCTGTAGGTTTGCGTTTGCTGTGACCTGTTCGAGGATTAGAGCGAGGGTATCTTCTTCTGCGCCGACAAGACCTTGGGAGATACGATGAAATTCTATTGTTGTTTCAGACAGATTCCCCATCTCAAGCCTGAGTAACTCATTTGCATTTCGCAAATCTGTTAGAGTTTCTACAGCCTTTTCCTGCGCCTTCTGCGCGGCGGAATCTGGCTCTGTCGTGCCGCCTTCTTCTTCTGGCGGGGCCTCTGCCGTTCTTAATGCAGTGGCTCTTTCTTGTAGCGCGGCGATTTCTGCCTCAAGGTCGGCAACCCTGTTCCTAGCGTTGCGCCCTGTATGCCCGCCAGTGAACTTTTCCGCTTGCGCTCTTGCTCTGGCAAGTTCTTCCTCCGCCTCGGCAATCTCTGCCAAGACCACAGGCAACTGACTGAGGTCTGGGGGAATAATCCCAATTTCTTTAAGGAACTCTCTTGTCCCCTTGACCGCATCCGCCATAACGCCAACAAAGTCGGCTAGGTCACCCATCAAAGGCTGTAAGACCTCAACGGCGAATAGTTCTAACTCTGCACCGAGCCGCTTGGATTGGTTGGCAAAACTGTCGGCTGTCCTTGCCGCATCGCCTTGAGCGTCAGTCGTTCCCGCCATGATGAGGTTAAGGCGAGCCTGAACCTTCTCGGCATTTGTTGCTTCTTGAGTGGTCTTGTTGAGACCCATACGATACAGTTCTTGCTGAAGGGTTCCTTCAGTAATAACGATACCGAACCGTCTGACAGTCTCATGGTTACCAACGATTGCAGACTGAAACGCCGCCATCGTCTCTGTGTCTGAAGCGTTGTTGAATGACGCTACATCAGTCGCTAGTTTGGTAAGTTGAACGGATAACTGTGCGGCCTCACCACGGGCAAAGCCCATTGGCACGAATGTATCCTGAACCGAAGCCGCCATCTCTTCGAGTTGGAACCTCGAACGGCCTACCTCGTCACCAAATGCGGCTAGTTGTTGCCGGACATCCCCGGCAAATGCGCCAAAGACGACCCCGGACTTGGCTTGCATCTCCTCGACATGAGATACAAAGTTGACAACCTCAAGGGCGGCGCGGGCGACTTGTTGGATGATGACCGCACCCATGACCAACTTAAACGCACCCCCAATCTTATTGAGAGCGCGACCTGTTCTGCCAACGGTTTGGTCTAATCTATTGTCGAACTGACGGAGGTTGCGTTTTACATCCGCAAGGTCCGCTTCTATTCGGACCAGTAGGGTATCAACTGTAGTCGCCATTAGTCTGGATACCTCTCCATTAGTTCATCTAGTTCACTCCTTGATAAAGGTGGCGGCTTACCTCCAGAATGAAACTCCGCAAAACCATTTAAGGCCGAAAAGAACTCATAGAGACTTAGGTTCCAAAAATCATCTGCCCTCATCCCCATCTTCCCAAGTCCGATTTCAATGAAGTCGGACCAAGGAAATTGCTCTACACTCCGGCCTCCGCCTCTTCCTCGTTTCCCTCATCGCGCCCCGCACTTAGGGCGTTAATCAGGACCTTCCCTACCTCGCGCATTGAATCCGCAAGACCTGCATCCCAGACATAGCCTCTGACATCCTTTTCTGTGATGTCGTTCCCGCCACCACGAATGATGGGCAGTAAGACCTGTATGACCTGCAAGGTGGTCATCGACCCCTCTGACAGTTTCCGTGTTGCTTCAACCAAACCCATACCGAGAGTAGTCTCGATACGAATAATTGAATCAAGCGTCACTTTCCCCGTCAGGGTTCTCGACCCCAGTTGAATCTCCACTTCGCCGCGCTTTGGATTTGTCATTCTTGAACTCCTTGGCATCTACCAAAAGTGTTTCGCCCCGTTGGGCTAAGTCCACTACTTTTTGAGCGATGTATTTTGCGCTTCCTGCTTCGAACGCATCGCCATTGTTTATCCCCGAAGCAAATGGGACGCTAAAATGCGGGTTTGCAGTGGTGGTAGACTGCGCCGCCTTCCACTCACCGCTATCCGTCTTTATTACGACATCGACCCAAGCCATTGATTACACCGCCGCGAAGGTAATGTAGCCGTCTGATTCGAGTGTGATGCTGTAAGTGACTTCCCCGTTATGTTCCCCGGCATACTCAAGAGACGCAATCATGAATGAGCCAGTCATGGTTCCAAAGTCGGGAATAATCACTTGGTAGTTATTGAAAGCGGGTGTCTGGGCTGAAGAGCCATCAGATGTGTTTTGCTGTGCGAAATAAGCGGTTTTAATGCTTGTCTCGGAAGCCGCATCCGTGAACACGCCAGAGCCAGAAACGCTAACACTGTTGACACCACCACCTGCGAGAAGGGTGCGATGACCAAGGCTATCCTTGTTTGTCACATCTACCGCTTCGTCATTCATGGTGATTGAGGTTGAGCGCAAGCCACCAACGGTTGTGAAAACCTCTGGGGACGCACCGTCACCGATTTTCAAGAGTAAGGCCGAACCTTTTTGAG